AGGCAGGCTCAATTTATACTCTCCACGGAATTTACTTACGGCTGGAACTGCAGCAACTCAACCCATCACAATTACTGTTTATGCTTGGGCTGAGGATATTAAACTCTCTGGCCCTTCATACACTTTGCAAGCTGATGAATACGAAGAGAGACCTGTATCTACAGCTTGTTCTCTAGCTAGTCAAGCTGCAGCCAGTTTGAGTGTTGTTCCCAGAGTTGCTCCTTATGCTATGGCCACTTCCACGGTTTTTTCGGCTATGGGTACAGTAGCGCGTTGGTTTGGTTATACCAATCCACCTGTTATTTCTGACGTTCATGCCAATAAGATAAACTACATGCCATCTTATGCGTCACCTGAGATTTGTGTGCAAAACGACAAATTATCACTAGATCCTAAGAATGAAGTTACCGTTGATTCAAGGACAGTTGGTTTGGATGGCACCGACCATATGGCTATGTCTCATATTTTATCCAGAGACGTGGCTTTTGGCATTTTTGATTGGGCGGCCACAGCTACACCAACCACGCCGTTGTTTGTGGTCAATGTGGATCCTATGGTGTACACGTCGCGCAATTACAACGGAACTGCTACTGGTTTGGCAGTCAAGTCTATACAGATGACACCTTCATGCCAAGTTGGTTCATTGTTTGACATGTGGACTGGGCCTATAACTTATAGTTTCACATCCATTAGTTCGCAGTTTCATAGAGTTCGTTTGCTTATTTCATATGAACCAGATGGTTCTCAACCGTTGTACACTTCAGCAGCTTATGTGGGTCCTAGGACCATCACTAAAATTTGGGACTTGGCTGAATGTCCTGAGTTTAAGTTTGAAGTGCCATATATGGCACCCACAGCATATTTGAAGACTGGTGGGACTAGACATGTTTGTACGGTTGGCACGCAGCAGATTTTCTTTAAGAATCCTACTTTGCCAACAAGCTTTACATATCGTGATGGTAATCAAAATGGCACTATTGTGGTTTCTGTGCTTAATGCTTTGACATCTTCATCACCTAGCGCCAATGTTTACATTGTTTGTGGCATTAATTGTGGTGGTTTGGAGTTTGCCAACCCACGGGAGATAGAGATACCTATGTCTAATTATACGTTGCAGGCTAATGAGTTGTCTTCTGAAGCTAATGAACAAACATATAGCAATGTTAATGCAGTCATTAACCATCACAATGAGATTTACACAGGCGAAATTGTACGGTCATTTAGACAGCTCTTGCATCGTACTAATTTGTACACTCGTTATAGTGCTTTTGGTGGTGCCCAAGTTCCAAATTCCACTTTCAGTAGCAAGATACCCACTATTTCTGTTAATGCGTCTGCAGCTTTGTCAAACCCTACAAATTTTGAAGGTTACACCTCATCTTTTTTGACACCTGCGTTACCTTTAATGACAGGTGCTTTATATGATGGTGGTACTGCTGACACAGTGTTGAACAATGCCATGATTAAAGATGGCACTACAGTTTACAATGCAGCAGACATAGTCACTGGAACTAATATCGCCATACCCACCATTACTGCTTATTTAGCTTCATCTTATGTTGGTTGGCGTGGTTCGCATGTGTATTCTGCACGCATTAGCAAACCTGATTACACTTCAATATCTGGTCAATCACCTTTACAGATTACTGATTTTTCAGTGTCTAGGTTTTTTAGGGCTGTTGGACGCATATTTAATCCAAACAGTGTTGGTACATTCAGTTTAAACCTGCGAACGCCATTTGTTTGGCGTTTCTTCAGGAACCAAGATGTCACATCCACCAATGGCGCCGTAGCAAATGTCCAATTCCTTAATTATTGTAGAATGGGCATCGGTTTTTCTAGCAACGGCACTGGTGGCTTTGCTGTTACCAATCCAACTGTGGTTAACGTTGTTGATGCTGTTATACCTTATTACAGCAATTACAGAATGTTGCCTTGTAACCCATGCTGCAATTTGTTTAGCAATTACAATTGGAATGCAATCACTTGGAACCAGTTTGATGAGAACGTTGAAAATGTCCTTAACCCTTTAGTTGCCATTAATACCACTGTGAATGCAGTTAACAGTGTTGACAACAACATTGATTTATTAAGCTATCATCCTATAGTTGATGTATATCACAAAACTGGACCAGATTTTTCATTTTTCTGGTACTTAAACCCACCTGCAATTTATGTGTATGTGGGGAAAACCGATGGGTATCCCATCGGTTGGACTTAATACTCAAAGTTAGATTAGGCAGGATTATTATTCCTGTAATCTGAGCTATAAGCTCGGACTCACGAACTAACTCTTATGTCGGGGTAGCCGACGAGACA